TATTACATTACTATACTACGCATTTGCTGTGAATTGGCAAGATATTAAGCCAAGAAAGTGTGCAGAATCATCTAAAATAATAGGTGCAGGACCAACAACATCTAAAACTCTAGGTTTACAGCTAAATGTATCTGTATAGTCAGAAGCATTAACAGAGGTAAGCCCATCAATTACCGCCTCTCCTAATTCAGATAAGGTAGCACTTCCCTTTCCTCTTGGAACATAAACATTACATTGAATTACACCAGAATAAAAATCCTGAGATGCTCCCTGTGTTTGAGATGTAGCCTGTGCAAAATCTATTGACATAATTATATATTTCTTAGTCTTACCAGGAGTCTTATACACCATATTGTCATAGATCATTTCAACAGTTGGATCTACGTCTGCAACTGCATCTGTTACTGCTTTTTCAAAAGCTGCTCTGGTGTTAACTAAAGTCATAGATTTTCGTAATCAACAAATTCTCTATTTGGATCAGCAAATGGTCCAATACCTTTACCACCTTCAAGCCTTTTAGATCCAATACCAATTCTAGGTTTCTTCTCTGTAAATGTTGCATTTATAAGTGGTCTAATTTTTTCTTGAACATATTGAGGAATTTTACTTCTTGTAGAACCTAAAGCACTTGCAGCATATTCTGATCTATTTCCTATGTAAACTTTAGAAAAAACTTTAAAATTAAATTTTATTTTATTTATAAATCTAGGTTCAACTAAAGCGTTATCTGCTGGTTTGCGTTCATACGAAGGTTCTATTTCACTCCACGGAGGATTATCTTCTCTTGCTTGATCTGGTCTAGGTCGTTGTGTACTAGCTGTCCAACTTGAAGCAAAAAATCCAGTATCAATAGGACTTATTGGATCCTCTTCTCTTGATAAATCGAGCAATGCTCCTCGTATAAAATCATTAAAATCCTGTTCTAAATTACCTATTAGGTCTGATCCTGCATTACCAACATCTCTATTTTTAGCCATTACAACCTCACCAATAAAGTAAACAAATAAGTTTGTCCACCTTGT